GGTTGCCCTATACCGTTTGTTGACGCAGTATGCTCTGCACGCAAATCTTCAATGCGATTTTGTTCAATCAGTCCCCTTCGGGCGGTACTGGCCCTAGCGCACTAGGGTGACTCTCTCAGAGAGTGGAGGACTTGATCGTTGAGGGGAGGAGGGTGTATTGCTAATTGCCGAGAATGAGTGTGAACCAACTATACCATCCGAGGTATACCTGGGAGCTTCGGCGAAAATGAAAAACCAGGATAAAGGAAACTAAGCCGCGCTAGAGAGCGCTGATGCTTAGTATAAACAAAAAGCGAATTGAAACTCACCAAACTCGACTTGACAATTATGGCACACAACGAGGATAAACAAAAGAAAAATGCCATTAACTGTGACCGTTCCGTGCTAAAATCCGATCTCGGGGCCTACGCTCCGCGAGAAAGTGGCGAATCAGTTCCTGCGGTAGCGGGAACCGCCTGCTCACCCATGACGGATGGGGCGACCCCCTTGGTATTCGGAGGATCGGAACGGTCTATTGCTTGCGTCAGAGCAATTAAAGAATGGAGTGACGACGACGGCTTTGAGCATTGGGTAGAGAGGAAAGGGAAGGAGCAATTTTGCTGCTATGACCGGAACCACGTCATAGAGCAGGCTTGGCAGCTACAGTGGGGGCAGTACCCCCGTCTTTACTGTACGCAGAAGTCCAAGCCTGCGCCTCCTCCTATAACTCTCCCCTACAGATGCTCTCAATATCGAAACTTTCCGTATAAAGGAGCCCATACATTTAGGGAAAACTTGCTATCAAAGAAGTTAACCTATGATGCCGAATGGGTCCTTGACCAGGTGTCGAGGCGACTTGGTCCTGCGGAATGCGATTTCGAGGCGGTCGAGCCAGTTGGGCTTGACAAAGGAAATGATCTAGTGAACGAGATGACTGGCCAAGAGCTAGTCCTCGACGACGTTGCTAACCCGTTTACGGTGCTTTGCGACGAAGTGGAGGACGGATGCTCCCTGAGTCTACGATTAATAAGGAA